TGTATAATTTAGCAGCTTTGTTAGATACGTATAACTTTAAATCTTCTTTTCCGTAAAGTGCGTTTGGAATTAAATCCACAACTCTTTGCATTTCATCAATGATGTTAGCAGCAGTTAAAGCAATTGGGTTAGATACATCTAATACTGTTGCATCAGCAGCAGCAAGAGTTTCTAATCCGTTGTATTCTCCAGCTTGCGCTCCACCTAAATTTCCAGTCCAGATATTAGTCTCGTTTGCAGCAGCAACTTTAGATGCTACGTGTCCTACTAAATAATCAGCGAATGATGATGGTAATCCGTTTGGATTAAATGCAGAATATCCCATTTGAATTGACTCCCAAGTGTTGATAAAGTCAGACTTACATAATTGTAAGTTTACTTGGAATTCTTCTGGTTGAATAACTACTTCAGTTAAGTTTACGTTTGAAGAAGCAGAAAAATCACAAGTTCCATCTGCGATTAAGCTACCAGTTTCAATTCTTTGAATAACTGATTTAAATTTTACGTTTGGCATAACTTCTACGCCTCCGTCTTCAATTGTTGAAGCGCTTAATAAAGCAGCGCTAATGTACTTTCCAGCAAATTCTCCAGCATAAGTTGAAGTAATGTTTACTGTAGTCGCAAGGTCTATCTTATTTGACATAATTTTGGTTTTTAATTTTTAGTTTTTAAATAATTTAGCAAATACTCTATCTTGAGTACTCATTGGTTTGTTTTGAGCGTAAAGGTTCATTTCTACTTCTCCTTTAGACTCTGGGTTATGTTTGATTGGTTTTACATCAGCAGATAACTCTACTTCTGTTTCTTCGGAACTTAAGTCTTCTTTATCTTCGTACTTGGCTTTTAATTCTTCCATAGCATCTTCAAGATATTTCATTCTTTCTTCCATTTTACTCATATCCATTACTTCTTCTTCTTCAGCAGCTTCAACTTCTTCCACAACTGGTGCTTCTACAACTTCTTCTACTACTTCTTCAACTGCTTCTTTAACTTCAGAGATAATACCATCTTCTTCAACGATAACTGTAAAGCCATCATCTAAAAGGTACTCTCCCTTTGGTACTGCAATTCTTTCATCTTCATCAGTAATGATAAAGATTTCTTTACCAGCTTCAAAAGAATCAGCTTCAAAGCGAGTTCCGTTTTCCAACTTTCTCTCTTCTAACTGAACTTCCAAACCTAGTAATGTCTTAACTTTGTTAAGGGTTTCTTTAGAGTTCATATATATTAATTTTAAGTATTTACTTTTTTATAAAACGAATTACTATATTTACTGTTGTAAATTCGTTATGGATGTGCTGTTAAACAAGCTGTACAATCGTTATAAAGCGTTGCAGTATCTACGTGTTGTTCTCCACTTTGTTTAACTTCTAATACTGTATAACAGTTGCTATGACCAGTATTTTCAAATTCTAAATAATACACATTACCTACAACTAATTGTTGATTATGTAAATGTATTTCTTTTTGCATACTATGACCACATCTTTGTACTTTGTAATAATACTCATCTCCAATAGGAGCTTCTCCACTTGTTTTACCAATTCCTTGATTTTGTAAATCTCCGTTGCAACATTTAGAATTGTAAGTATTGTCTTTACATAAACAACCTCTTTTACCTCCTTGTGGAGATGTTCTACTTTTTGTTGGTCTCTGATTCCTTGAGTACATCTATTATTTCGTTTAGTAGTTTATCGTCTTCGCTTAATTGGTCTTGTTGTTTATCTTGTGGTCTATTTAGTTTGTCTGCAAAGTAGCCTTCTATTGAAAAGCCTTTTACTTTACCTTCTTTTACATAGTTATTCCAAATATCATCGTTATCAACTTTCATTGCAACCATCCAAGTACCTAAAGGCATATCTAAACCATACTTACGAGATTTGTCGTGTACATCATCCTCTACTAACCAAGATTCAACTATAGTCATACCAGATAGTTTTTCTTCTGTGTGTTCTAATGTTGCTTGTCCTTGATTACCTCGTTTTAAAAACATTTGAGATGCTTTTGCTACTGTATCTTTAGAGAAGTAGATGTAAAACTCATTTTCTCCATTCTTACGATAAATAGGTCGTTCTGGTATAAGTGCTGCACCTATAAGTAGTCTTTTTTCTTTACTTATTTCTGCAAGTCTTATTTGGTCTTGGTTTTTAAGTGCTATAAAATCTTCTTCTATTGCTGGAGACTCAACTACTGATATAGCTTCTATGCCAGATAGTTCTTCGTTCTCATCTATTATTAATTCTATAATTTCCATAGTTCTTTTTTTATAAACGTTTAATTTACTTTTTTGTTTTATTATCCTAGTGATGCTCCTTGTACAATATTGTTTTGTAAGCTTTGTGCAGTTGTAACATCTTGACTCACAACAAATGCTTGTACTGGTGCTTGTTGTCCTAATGCAGAAGCTATTTGGTTTGTTGTACTTGTACCTAATATATCAAACGATGGTGTTTGTGGTGCAGTAGGTGTTGGAATACTTGGTGTTGCCACAGAAGTACTTGCTCCTCCACCTCTTAATCCAGCTGGTGGCTCTGGTGGTTTAGTTGATGCTATTTGTTTAACGTTTCTTATACCAGTAGCAATTATTGATGCTGCACCTACAAATCCAAATAATCCTCCTTGTGAAAGAGCTTTATTTGCTCCAGCAAACGTATCTTGTATAGCTTGTACTATAGCAATAGATTTACCAAATTTAGAATTTTGACCAACTATATTTGCAATATCTCCTAATGTTTGTTTAATTTGAGCTTGTTTTGCTTCTGCTAATTCTTTTTCTATTTTTATTTGTTGATTAGCGTTAGCTTGTTCATAATCTAATAACTCGTTATTAGCATCTATGTAAGCTTGTGTACCTTCCTTAAAGTTATCTCTTTTCTTTTTAAGCCTTAATGTTTCTGCCTCTTCTTCTGCTTTTAAATTTGCTAAAGTTGTTTGTAATCTAGTAACTGCATTTTCATCCATTTCTGCTTCAAACATCCTTTGTTCGTTTTGTCTTAATGCAGTAGCTTCATCATTAGCAAGTTCTAACTCTATTTTCTCTTTTAATAAAGCAACTCTGTTAGATTCTTGTTCTGACATAAAGCTACTAATTTGTGCTTGTACAGCATCAACTTCATTTTTAGCTTCAGCTAATATTATAGCATTTTCATCACTTGCATTTTTATCAAATTGTGCTTGTGCAGACGCTTGTATTAACCTAGCATTTTCAAGCATTAATTTTTCTTGTTCTTCTAATTTGTCTTTAAGTAAATCATTTGCAGCTATTCTTTGCTCGATAGAAATTAAATCATTATCTCTTATTCGCCTTTGTTGTTCGGCTTGTCTGTCGTATTGCTCAATTAACCCTTGATTTTCTACTCTTGCTAATTCAGCAGATTTCTTTAATGCTACATTTGTTTTTGCAGTTTCAATTGCAGCTTCAATACTTATTTCTTTAACTCCTTCAATTACTTGTGTTGATATATTACCAATTTCTGTAACTGCTTCTCCAAAATTTGTAACAATACTTTTACCAGCAGATATAGCTTCATTGGCTGTGTCTGCTAGACTTTGCTTTGTTTCAAATATAGATTCATTAAGTCTTTTAATTGTTTCTGGGTCTTCATCTCCAAAAAAGGATTCTTCCCAAGCTAATTGTGCTGATAGTAAACCTAATCTAATTCCATCAAAAGCTAATTTTAAAGGAGTTATAGAAATAGTTAATAAACTTTTTATGACTTTACCTAAAGCATCAAAATTCTCTGTAGCACTTGCTACACTTTTATAAACATTAACTATAACATCAGCAACTTGACTTCCAATAATAGATAAAGTTTCAAATACAGTATTAAACGTATCTAGTACTTCTTGATTTTCTTTTAAAGCATTATATAAAAATGTAAAACCAGATACTATTATCCCTATACCAGCAGCTAAATAAGCCTTACCTATACCTCTTAAACCTAACCCTATAGCTTTTAAACCACCACTTGCTATAGTCTTTCCAGCTTGACCTACTTTTTTTACGCCTTTTTCAATTGCAGATAATTCCTTTTTGGCTGTTTTACCAGTATCCTTTAAAGCATCGTCTACCTTTTCAACACTTTTTACTGCTCCACTAGAATCTACCTCAAATTCTATTTTGTATTTTTCTGCCATTTTGTATGTCTTTTAATTTGTTTGAATCCTTCTTTAAATGTTTCTGGCATTTTGTTTTTGCCTTTTGCTATTTCTATAGTTTCACTTACTCCGTAAAACTCATCTATGTTTAATAATTTTATTACTATCATTATGTTAATACGCTTGGTGTGTAATCACTTTGTTTGGTTATTAATTCCAATTCACTTTTGTTAGTTAGCAAATTAGTTCTTATGCTATTTATAAAGTACTCTTGTCCGTTTACAATAAACACATCATTTAGTTCATAATTTAAAACTATTGATGAGGGTAATTGAGCAGTAAACTTTACAACTCTAGCTTGTTCTTCAAAAAGCTTAACTATGTATTGGGAATAAAATCTATTGAATAAACTATTTTCATTTACATTACCAGTATATTCGTTATACTCAATTCCAAAGTTTAAAGTATGATTTCTATCTGGACTAACATTAGAAGGCGCATTGTATTCTTCTATTACAAGAGAAGTAACTGGATAATCTGCTACATCAATTAAATCATTGAAAAACATATACGGACTACCTAATGTTGTTTTACTTTCGGCATCTACCCACCAACCATAAACAATTCCAGTCAAATCATCGTTCTCATCAATTATGTTTATTAATTGACTACGTTGTCCGTCTACTTGTATATCATAGCTTTGACCATCGTATTTTTCTGGTGCTGAATAGTTAAGGTTTCCAAACTGTTGGCTAAACTGATTTAAGTATCTTAAAGATGTTTGCGTAACAGATGGAGAATAATTAAAGTTAATTCTTGAATATGGTATTGGTCTGTCTATATTATTAGAATCTACAACTATGTATTTAGAAATATCGTGTGTATTGCCAGTAGACATAAAGTCATCAAATGTTTCTACATATATTTTACTAGAACCCCTTTTAGTATATGCAGTTAAATTAAACATCTTAAAAAGTGTAGTCATAAAGTCTAATACTTTCATATTAGGTATATAGTCTTGTATAAATATATTTTGCTCTAAATTAAAAGCATTATAAGAATAGTTACCAGAATCTACTGGTGTTCCATCTTTTAGTGTTCGTGTTATAAGCATTGTTTCTGCATCAAATACTCCTACTGTTGGAGTATTAAATCTAAACTCTATATCATAAGTTCTTGATGACAAAGTACCACTATCTAAATCTCTTAATGTAACAGTGTAATTATTAGCTGGCGTTATTCTTGTTTGATAATCTAATAATTCGTTTGTAAGTTTATCTATTGATATAATCTCTAACTCAACTCCAGCATTACTATCTAAAACTAACCTAATTGAATAATTATATTCATCACTTATTACTAGATTACCTCCACTTAAATAATCAGTTCCAGAAGTAAATGTAAAATCTGAAAATGTTAATTTCCTTGACCTTTGTTGTAAATCAATACCAAATAAAGGAATAGTAGTTTCTGGATTTGTTATAGGTGTTTTCTCTCTATGTAGCCATAGATATAAATCATCAAATACATCACTATCAAAAAAACTTGTTATACCAGTTTCATCTGCCATATTAAACTCTATATTGTATTGAGTCTGTATTGCTTCTATAATACGTTTGCATTTTATTGCTGGTTTTAATTCTCTTTGTAATAGATTCCAATTTATATTATGTAGGTTAGGCGTAGTTATTGTATTTGTAGAATCATAACTATAATAGTTTTGTAAAGTGATTAAAGGTAAAGTAATGTTTCTGTTAGCAGTAGAAGTAGCTTTTACGCCAGTACTTTGTAAACCATCTTTAAAAGCATTTAAAACATCACTATTATTATATTTTATGTCATAAGCATTTAAAGGATTTAAAGCACTTAATGTTTCATCTCCAAATATATCTTTAAGACTTGAAGTATTGCCAAAGAACACCACTTTATAAGCGTGAGCTTTGTTGTCTTTCATAGATACAGAATCTAATCTAATCTTACCTACTTTAAAATCTGCACCATCAAGTTTTATAATAGCATCAACTCTAAACCTAGCATCATAACCATTTACTATGTCGTTGTTGTAGTAATGCTTAAATATCTTATTGTTAGTAGAAGATGCTGGTAAATTAAACTGCTGACTAAAAGGAGTAAACACCAAAGCAATATTACGTATGTTCTGTTGAGTGTCTGTAAGAGTAATTGCTTCATCTTTAAATAAATCAACTCTAACATTATCTATATATAATTCTAAATTCATTTATCTTATGTTGTTTATAGTATCAAATGCAAAACTTACATCTATTGTGTAGTTGATTAAACTATCAGTAAGACTTGTTTTATAGTCTATATTGTTATTCTCAATATTAACAGCTAGTGTTTTATCTTTATATTCTATCCATACTTTATCACTTAAAAATAGTTGTCTGAATATTTCGTTATTGCTTTCTGGATAATAACCACTATTTAACGTAAGTCTTTGATTTGCGTTTTTAGATAGTAATCTAACTTGTGCATTATACGTTTCGTATGTTCCGTTGTTTATTATGTTAGATTTGTATTTGTCTTTTTCAGTAGTCATTGCAAGTTTAGAATTCTTAAACATCCATATATCTTGATATGCTCCAAACTTATTTATAAAGGTTAGTTTGTAAGGTGTGTATTTACATTCGTCTATGTTGTCTATTTTAATTATAGTCAATCCCTCAACACCACTAACTAAAACCTCATCAACTGGAAATAACTCAAAGTCATCTTCAAACTCGTTAATACAAGCATTGTCTTCAAATGTACCTCCATCTAATTCTACTCTTTCTTCAAAGCTATCTGCTCCATTGACACCATTACTTACATAAACAATCTGGTCTTGTATTTTAAGACCAACGCTAGGAAGCCAAGAATATACTTGTTGTCCTTTATATAAAAATGCAACAGAGTTAGTGTTTTCATTATCTACTGGTATTCTTATAGGAGCATCGTGAAGTTTAAGTATTGTTGTGTTTGATTGTAAGTAGCCTTGCAATAGTTGAGGGTTTGCACCTTCTTCAAAATATCCATAACCATAAAATGCTCTTAATCCTAAAGTATCAACTGGTGTTTGTACTCCAGTAGTTAATGTTTCTGTTACTCTATAATCAACGTAAGAGGTTGTGTAATCTTCTGTTGCATCTAAATCATTTGGATATACTCCGTTAAATGCTGCTGGTATATAGTCTTTTATTAACTCTGCTATTTCAAAGTTTACTTTTTCGTTTATAGCTGTTGAGGTTAATGTGTATTGTGGACTTCCTAGCCAAGTTGTTTCTGCTGCTCCTACATATATTCTTATCTCAAGCTTTGCGCTTACCAAGTTAGTAGTTGATAGATTTACGAAGTAAGGACTTCTTACGTTTATTTTACTCATTGTTGTTGTCTTTAAATATGTCTGTTATGTCTTGTGCAAATGCTTTACTTAATAATTCTGGATATTTTTTAATTGCACTATTAAATGCTTTTGTAAAAAAGAACGATGGTCTAATCCCTTTTTCAAATATGCTTTTTTGTAATATAAATCCTATAGTCTTATAACTTCCTTTTGCAAATTTACCAGTTGGTACTTTTTTGCCATCTACTGTTTTATATTGCCTTAATCTTATATTTCTTTTTTTTGCCCAATCAGCTAAAGGTTGCATTGGTGGTTTTTTGTTTTTATAACTATATGGAGAGTTTTTGTTTTCAATATAATTTGATTTAGTACCCTTTACACCTTTGTCTAAAAAAGTACCATACTCATCCATAAACCACTCTATAGAATATACTCCATTTTGATTGTCTTCATCATAACCAATGCTATTGAATAATCCCCTTGTTACATTATGACCTTTGTTCTTATAGCCACCTTTAGTAAGGTTTCTTCTTGATTGTTGTACTACAAAACTCCCTAATGACTGTAACTCTTTTTGCAAGTTCTTTAGCATATAGTCATATCGTTTGGTATTAGTACATTGAACGATACTGTCCATCCAGCTAACTTGTTTTCAAATCTATCTACAAAAGGTTCTAACGTAGGGTCTCCATCTAATTGATATTTGTTTACATATAAGTCTCCTCTATATAATAACTCTAGTAATCTATTAGCTACTGCTAGTTGTGTGTTAAATACATCTTGCTCATTATTGTTACCTCTAAACTCTTCTATTGTTCCATCTGCATAATTTTTATCAAAGTCGTATACTATGTCCATACATAATAGAGATAAACTAAAGTTCCATACGTTACCTTGCATAGTTGCACTATTTACCATAAAGTGTGATAATGGAAATATAGTTTGTTTGTTTAAGTCTACATCGTATATGTCTCCATAGGTAACTGTATTGACAAAGTCATCTAGTTGTAGTGTTTGTCTTATCTTTTCGGATAGATTATAAAATCCTTGCATATTATTGTGATTTACGT